TATTTAAACGTTGAAATGAGAGTAATGTTTGACGTACCAGTGGATGAAGATTTTGATATAGATGAACTTTCAGAAGAAGATTTAAAAGAGATAGCAAGCGATTATTTCTTTAACCAAAATGGATATGATACAGCTGATTATTATGATTTTGAATTTGATATTTAATGGAGGAATAGCAATGACTAACGAAGAATTAGAGCGAGAAATAAAACTACTAAAAGAACAAATGGAAGAAAAAATAATAGAATTAAGATTTAAGGTATTAGAAAGTAAGCCTGAGCCGATACCGTATATACCTTACGTAGTGGAAGTGCCAGAGGATATAGACGATTATTATTATACAAATGAATATGGTAAAGTTGAATATTTAGAGGGTTATAATTCATCTTATGAGAAGAATAAATATATCCGTGGTTTAGCATTCAAAACTACAGAAGAAGCAGAACAACATGATAAAGAACGTATATTACTGTTTAAACTTCATAAGTGGGCTGAAGAACATAATGGAGGATGGACACTTGATTGGCAGAAAGGTGCACCAAAATATTTCGTAATGTTTAATATGAGGACAAGAGAATTTAGAGTGGGAGCTGATTGTTATTGTAGAGTTTTCACTAAACTGCCATATTTTAAATCAGATGAGTTAGCAGAACAATTTATTGATGAATTCGGAGATGAAATTAAAGAGGTGTTTTGCTAATGAAGATTGAAATAGGAGATAATGCGACTTTAGTTTTAATTATTGCGATATTTTGTGGTGTGTATATAGCAAAAAAATTCATGGATAAAGGTTAAGGAGGGCTTTGCTAATGGTGATTGAATTAGGAGATAATCTAACTAGAATATTAATTCATTTAATAGACGGTACAGCTATAGTATGTGGGATATACCTGTTTGCTAGAGGTCTTGCGTATTATTTATCTTCATTTGATTAAGGAGGTAGTATATGGAATTGAAAACAATGTTTATAACGGATGTACTATTATACATAATTTGTATAATCTTAAGTACAACATTGATAATTACATTAATGTATTTGTTCGTTATTTTTATGAAATTAATAAAAGGAGGAAAATTAGATGGAAACAGTAGCAGAGATGATGAAAGTAGTTAAGGAGTATTATAATTTAAATGACACGTTATTAGCGGTTGAATTAGGTGTTAAAAGTACAGGGAATATTACTCAATGGAGAAAGGGAGAGACTAAACCTAACAAGGATAAGTATATTAAATTAAAAGCGTTATATGAAAAGGTTATGAGTTTAAAAGAGGATCAAAAGGAAGAAACTCAAGTTAATGTCAAAGAACGATATGAATTGAAATACCCGGAAAATGGAACATTATTATTCTATAATGATATTACAACGGGTGCTATAAGAGAAATATTATATGACGTTGATAAAATGGATATAGTTAATGTTTATTCATTTGGAATGTTGTATAAGACAAGAGAAGAGGCTATACAAAAGCGATTGGAGTTTTTATTGCTTAAAAGGATAAATGATTGGGCTGAAGAACATAACGAAGGTTGGACATTTCACGAAAATAATACATTTAATTTTTATGTAATTTATAAAAATAGTGATAAAAAGTTGGATGTAAGCTGGTGTTCGTCTATCCAAAGCTTCACTAAATTACCTTATTTCAAATCACGTGAAATAGCTGAACAATTTATCGAAGAGTTCGGAGAACAAATTAAAGAGGTATTTTTCAACAAGAAGGAAATTAGATAAATTTGAGGATGAAAAAATGGCTAATATTGAGAAGGATTACGCTTTGTATTATGGGGATGAATTGATATTTGTCGGAACAATGAAAGAAATGGCGGAGTTTACCAACAAAAGAATTGAAACGTTATATACTTATGGAAATAAGCGGTATAAAGATAGAAATACATATTTATTGATTAAGATAGAGGAGGATGAAGAATGTTAAGTACAATAGCAGGTTGGCTATTTTGGACTATATGTATTATTGTGTTGTTGACAGTGTTAACGATAGTACTACATATATTAATTTCACTTATAAAGGAGTTGTCTAATGAGAGATAAGAAAGAACGAATTGCTTATAAAAAGATTAGATATTTAGAACGTATTAGAGATTTAGAGGATAGCATTCAAGAATTACATGAGCAAATTAAAGATGAAGAAGCAAGAAAGACTAGAGTAAAAGCTATTGACTATTCGAAAGAACAAGTCAAGGGTGGTAATAAATCAAGTTGGGAAGCTATGATAGATAGGGTTGATAGATATATTCAGAAATTGTTAAATGCTATTATTGAATTGACTGAAATGAAAGAAGAAGTGCTAGATTTAATTATGAACGTGGAGAATACAAAATATAAACATTTGCTTATAATGAGATACATTAGATGGTATAGCTGGGACTATATCGAAAAGAAAATGGATATAAGCCAAAACACGAGATTAAAGTATCACACTGAAGCATTATCAGAGATATATATTCCTGATTTATATAAAGGGAGATATTAAAATATATTAAAATATTCTAATATATCGTAATATATATACATATATCTTATATTTATGATATTATATTAATGTGATCATTTGAATCAGTTCTCTTTTTTGTTAATTTAACATAATCACTAACTTACGGAAGTACCTTAACGGGTGCTTCTTTTTTTGTAAAGAAAGGATGTGAACAATGATTGAACAAAGATAAAATCAAAATATCAGAACTAATTGAATACAAGAATAACGCTAAAATTCATACAAAGAAACAGATTAGACAGATTGCTAATTCAATTGAGGAGTTTGGCTTTAATGACCCGATTGAAATTGATGAAAACAATATGATTTTATCTGGTCACGGTCGTTATCAAGCCGCTAAGCTGTTAGGACTTAATGAAGTACCTTTTGTTCGATTGTCACACCTTACAGACGAAGAGAAGAGAGGATATATATTAGCAACAAACTCAACTAACCTTGTGACAGGGTTCGATAATGAGATTTTAAACCTTGAAATGCAAGATATTAATTTAGATATGAGTAATTTTGGTTTGGAGTTTGAACCTATTGAATTAAGTGTTGATAATACTGATAATGAAATTATAGATGAAGAAGAAAAAGAACATCATAGAGATACTACTATCGAGCAATATAATTTATTTGATTATGATGAAAGCCGTGTGAGTGGTTTCTATCAAATGCCAACGTTAACGGCTGTTAATCACACAGTAAACGACTTACAAGGGTTTAATTATGTATTAAATAAGCCCGATTATAATAAAGGCGTACATTTTTATTTAGACGATTATCAGTTTGAGAGAATTTGGCAACGCCCAGAATATTATATTGATAAGCTAAAACAATTTGATTGTGTGTTAACGCCCGATTTTAGTTTATATCTAGATATGCCAGTTGCAATGATGGTATGGAACGTATATAGAAGCCGTTTAATTGGTCAAATAATGCAAGATAAAGGACTTACAGTAATTCCAACAGTTACATGGGCTGATGAAAATAGTTTTAACTTTTGTTTTGACGGTTTACCAAAATTTGCAACATTATCTATCTCAACTATAGGAGTTAAAAGAGATAGTAACGCTATGAAGATATGGCAAGCAGGAGTTAAGGAGATGTTAAAAAGACTTCAACCTATGCGATTAATTGTATATGGTGGTAAGATAGAGTTTGATTATGGTGATACAGAGGTAATTTATATAGAAAACGCAGTTACTGAACGCATGAAAGAAGGTGCTTCATAATGGGCGGTAGAGGTGCAAGCGTTGGAATTAGTAAGCAAGGTAAGAAGTATGGAACGGAGTATAAGACGTTGTATGAAAAAGGTAAAGTTAAATTTATCACACCAACTTCAGGTAGTGCAAATACACCAATGGAAACTATGAGTAAGGGTCGAATATATGCAACAGTAAATAAACATGGCAATATAAAAGCTATTACTTTTTATGATCGTAGAAATAAACGTAGAAGACAAATTGATTTAAGAGGAACTCCGCATAGAGTTAAAGGGAAAGCAATACTCCCTCATGTTCATAAAGGTTATTGGCATAATGAAAAAGGTGATAGAGATTTAACTAGAAAAGAAAGAAGAATAGTAGCTAGAATTAAAAAAACGTGGTATAATAGACGTAACAAGTAGGGCAGTAGTTCAAAAAGGATGACGTCCTTCTTTTTAAGAAGGGAGATGGCGGTGCAAATCCGTTCGACTACTTGTATGACATCTATTTTTATAGGTGTCTTTTTTTTATGCCTTGAAAGGAGTGACAACAATGGGTAGTAGAGGAGCTAGTTCAGGAAGAACTAAGAATAAACGAATTAAAAGAGTAATTTCAGTTAATAACAAGGACGCTGTTAAGAAGAGCGGTATTAAAAGGGAAGACATTAAACCTGTAAGGAAACCAACCAAGAAATCAAAAGAAATTGGGTTTGATAAAAAGAAAGAGTTAGCTAATTTTCAAAAGGCTGATTATAGAAAAGCAAATACACCACGTGGGGCTAAAAGCTTTCTAACAATGTTTCAAAGGCAAAATTTAAATGCAGTATTAGCCCCTAGAGAAGAACACGTTATAGCAAAATGGGCTCATTCAAACGGACATAAAAATTTAGACAAGAAATCTAGAAAAGAAGTTCATAAAATTTTAAGTGAATATAGCAAATATCATAACCCACGTTTAGGGCGTGCAATTAATAGTTCTGAATTCAGATGGTACAAATACGACAAATAAAAGGGGTGATTGATTTTGGGACGTAAAAAAAGTTTAGAGAATTTAAGGCCTATTAATACTCGTACTCCTGCTGAACGTTCTGAAATCACATCTAAAGGCGGTAAAGCTAGTGGTAAAGCACGGAAACGAAAGGCTGACTTAAAAAAAGCTATGGAAATAATACTTGCCGCTGATGTATCTAGCGAGAAATCAAAAGATACACTTGAAAGTTTAGGACTTGATCCAACAAATGAAATGTTATTAGCTGTACAAATGTTTCAACAAGCTGCTAGTGGAAATGTAAGAGCCTTTGAAGCGATAGCGAAAGTAACAAACGCTAAAGATAAATATGACATTGCAGAACAGCAAGCAAGAACTAAACTTATTAATCAACAAGCTAAAGCCGCTGAAGCTGAATTAAAAACAAGTACTAGCCAAGAAGATAAGATAGCAGAATTATTTGATAAAGTGGATGGTGAGATTAATGAATCTAAATAAGTTATACACACCTAAACAGATTGAAATATTAAAGCGAACTAATACTAGTGATTTTTTTATATTAGGGCTTCATGGAGCTAAAAGAACGGGTAAGACAGTTATTAATAATGATATATTCTTACGTGAATTAAGGCGTGTTAGAATGATAGCTGATAGGTTAAACATTAAAGAACCTATGTATATTTTAGCTGGTGTATCTAGTAAGACAATTCAAAATAACATCTTACAGGAAATATACAATAGATATCAATTAGATATTAAATTTGATAAACACAATTCATTTACTTTGTTTGGTGTAAAGGTCGTACAGGCTTTTACAGGGACTATTGCTGGACTTGGTGGTATTCGTGGGATGACAGCCTTTGGGGCTTATATTAATGAAGCTTCATTAGCTAATGAAACAGTGTTTAAAGAGATTATCTCCCGTTGTTCAGGAGATGGAGCAAGGATAGTATTTGACACCAACCCAGATAACCCTGAACACTGGTTAAAGAAAGAATATATTGACAGTGAAAGTGAAAATATTATTTCTTATCATTTTAGATTAGATGATAATACTTTTTTATCAGAACGCTATATTAAAAATATCAAAGAGTCAACCCCTACTGGTATGTTTTATGATAGAGATATAGAGGGTTTGTGGGTTACTGGTGAAGGTATTGTTTATAGCGACTTTGACAGAAATAAACATTATTTTGACGATTATTCAAATATAACGTTTAAAAAGAAATTCGCTGGTGTTGACTGGGGTTACAGCCACTATGGATCAATTGTTGTAATGGGTGAAAGTACTGACGGTAAATTTTATTTGCTAGAAGAACACGCTTATCAATTTAAAGAAATAGATGATTGGGTTGAGATTGCTAAGGAAATAAAAGCAAGGCACGGAAACATCACATTTTATTGTGATAGTGCTAGACCTGAACACGTAGATAGGTTTTACCGTGAAAGACTTAATTCAGTTAATGCGAATAAAGAAAGATTAGCAGGTATAGAACAAGTGGCAAGGTTATTTAAGAAAGATAGCCTTTTTATTAATTCTAACGTTAAAAGATTTAAAGAAGAGATATATAACTATATATGGGATGAAAAGACAGGGGACACGATTAAACAATTTGATGACGTGTTAGACTCGTTAAGATATGCTGTATATAGTTATATGAACAGACAAACAGCTAAAGTATTAAACAAAGCCCGTTTAGGACTTTAGAAAGGAGTATGAATGCAATTATTAACTTATCCTAGAATTGAGTTCGATGAAAAGAACATCAAGAAAGAGTTAGTGGTTAAACTCATAAGAGAACATGAGAAACAGCTACCACGATTTAAGAAACTTAAGAAATATTATTTAGGTGAACATGATATTTTAAGTAAACAGCGTGCAAAGAATAAACCTAATTATAAGCCCGTGTGTAATCATGCTAAAGATATAGCTGATACTTCAACAGGTTATTTCATGGGAAATACAATTTCTTATAGCAATTCTGAAGATACTGATATTGATGAATTATTAATAGCGTTTGATAATGCTGAGGTTGATGAATCAGACCATGATAATGCGTTAGATATGGCAATTTATGGTGTTGCTTATGAATATGTTTATGCTAGAGAAAATGAAAATATTTTAGATATAAAAAGCCTTGAAGTAGAAAATACATTTATAGTATATGATGATAGCATTGAACAACAACCGTTATTTGGTGTTTATTACTTTAAACGAAAAGAAAATAAAGCAGACACTGAAACATATCAAGCTGTTATTATGACTAAGCAATTTGTTTATTCTATAGTTTTAGAAGGTAAAGAAAAAGGGGTTATTTCTGACAAACCTATACCTCATAATATGGGAGATATTCCTATTATTGAATACAAAAACAATAAATATTCAATAGGTGACTTTGAACAACAAATAGGGTTGATTGATAGTTATAATTCATTAACGGCTAATAGAATTAATGACAAGGAACAATTTATTGATAGTATATTAGTTCTATATGGTGCAAGGCTTGGAGATGATGAAGAAGAGTCTATAAAGGCTATGGAGTCTTTAGCAGAACATAAACTACTAGAATTACACCCTGAAGCACGAGCGGAATATTTAAGTAAAACATTGAATGAGAATGAAGTAGAAACGCTAAGAAACGCTGTTAAGCAAGATATATATACTTTTAGCCATATACCTAACTTAACTGATGAGAATTTCGCTGGGAATAGTTCAGGTGTTGCAATGGAGTTTAAGTTGTTAGGTTTAGAAATGATAACTAAAATTAAGCAAAGATATTATGTTAAAGGCTTAAAGAAACGAATTAAATTATTTGCTAATTATTTAGGGCTAACACAAATAGCAATTGACGCTAACAGCATAATACCTCATTTTAGCCGTAGTTTACCTAAGAACTTGTTAGAAATATCTCAAATAGTGAGTAATTTAGACGGTAAAGTAAGTCAAGAAACTTTATTGAGTCAAATTCCTTTTGTTGAAGATCCTATGAGTGAAATAGAGAAAGTAAACGAAGAGAAACAAGAGAATATAGCACAAAATCAATTATTATTAACAGGTGGAGAACATATACATAATACGCCAGTAGGTGATGAAGTAGATGAACAAGAAGAACAACGAGTACTGGGAACATAGAAAGGCTGAAATGATACACTCACAAATTGCAAGGGCTGATGTTACGTTTGATGAAATATCGAAGGTATATAATCACTCTAGAAAGCATATTGAAAAGAGTATTAAGGGTATATTTAATAAATTTCAAGCTGAATACGGGCTTTCTAAAAAGGAAGCTGAACAGGTTATTAAACTAATGAGGACAAAGAATAAAAAGTTAATTCCAGCTTTAACTTTATTACCAAGTACACCTAAAATTAAACAAACTATTGAAATGTTGAGTAGTGCAGCTTATGTTTCCCGTATTAATAGACTTCAAAAGCTATTAGATGAAATTGATAATGTACAGCGATATATTGCTAGAAATGAGTTAAGAAAGACAACAGACTTGTATAAGGAAGTTGCAAAAAACGCTTATTATGGTAGCATACATCAAATTCAAACACAAACTGGTATAGCGTTTAGTTTTAATGAGTTAGATGAAGAGTTAGTTGAAAGACTATTAGCTGTACCATGGGAGAATAAAAACTATAGAGATAGAGTGTGGGATAATGCAACAGAATTATCAAGCACTTTAAAAGATGAAGTAACACAAGCTGTACTTACTGGAAAGAGTGAGAAACTAGTAATTGATGAAATATCTAATAGATTTAATGTTGGAGAGTTTAAAGCTAAACGATTAGTAAGGACGGAAACAGCTTATATTAACAATGAAATGGAAGCTTTAAGCTATATTGAAGCTGATATAGAGAAATATAGGTTTGTGGCTGTGTTGGATATTAGAACATCTCATATTTGCCGTGAACATGATTATAAAGTATATGATGTATCTAAAAGACAAGTCGGAGTTAATTTCCCACCGTTACATCCGTTCTGTAGGTCAACAACAATACCCGTACTTGATACTGAAAACTTATCAGAATTATCTAGAAGGGCTAGAGACCCTGAAACAGGTAAAAATATAATTATACCGGGAAATATGAGTTATAACGAATGGTATAATCAGTATGTTAAGTCAAAACGGAAATAAAACGTTTACTTTCCATTTTCAATTAAATAACTATTTTCAAAATGGAAAAATACATCATTTTTTCCATTTTAATTTTAAAATCGATACAAAATGTTTCGTTTTCGTCCTAGATATGACGTTAAAAGGTCTTTTTATTATACCCAAGCATTTAAGGTAAAAAACTGTATGGAATAATAGTCGGGGACGACTTTAAAAATAGGAGGTTCAAACATGGATCAAGAGTTAAATAATGTCGAGACGGTTGAAGAAGAGAAGGTAACAGCTGAACCAACTAAAGAACAACCCAACGACAAGAAATATAGTGACGCTGAAGTAAATGAGATTATTAATAAGAAGTTTGCTAAATGGAAAAAAGAACAAGAAGCTGAACAAAGTGAAGCTAAGAAACTTAAATCTATGAATGCAGACGAAAAAACAAAATATAATCAAGATAAACGACAAGCTGAACTTGATAAGCGTGAGCAAGAAATAGCAAAACGTGAATTAATGGCGGAAGCTAAGTCAATTTTAAACGAACGTGGTTTACCTGTTGATTTAGCTGGGGTTATTGATTTAACGGACGCTGACACGGTTAAAGCTTCAATTGAGGCGATTGGCAAACAGTGGGAACAAGCGGTACAAAAGGGTATTGCTGAGAAATTAAAAGGTACTCAACCACTAACAAAAGCACCTCAAAATTCAAATGGTATTACGAAAGAAGCATTAACAAAAATGAAATACCAAGAAAGACTAGATTTTAAAACAAAAAATCCAGATGAATACAATAGAGTAATGAAAGGACAATAATTAATATGGCAAATGTAACAATGATGACGGATGTATTTGATCCGCAAGTAGTAGCAGAAATGTTAAATGAAACAGTAGGTAAATCAATCGTATTTTCTCCATTAGCAGAGGTAGATACAACATTAGTAGGGCAACCCGGAACAACGTTAACAGTACCACAATGGAATTACATTGGGGACGCTGAAGACGTGGCAGAGGGTACAGCAATTCCACTTGCTAAATTAGGTAAAAAATCAACAGAAATGACAATTAAAAAAGCTGGTAAAGGGGTAGAACTTACTGACGAGTCAGTATTAGGAGGTTTAGGAGACCCAATTAACACAGCTGTAAGACAAATTGCTAAGTCTATTGACCAAAAAGTTGATAATGATGTATTAGCAGCGGCTAAAACAGCAACTCAAACATATACAACTAAGAGTGGTTTTAAAGCAGAAGACTTATCTAATGCACAAGATATTTTCGAAAGTGAAAACGATGATGTTTATGTTTTAATTTGTCACCCTAAAGTGGCTTCTAAACTAAGACTAAACGCTGCTAAGGAATGGTTAACAGGTACTCAAGTTGGTGCTGATAGAGTGGTAAGCGGAACATACGGAGAAGTGTTAAGTACACAAGTTGTACGTTCTAGAAAATGCCAAGAAAATGAGGCATTCTTAATTCAAACTAGTCTAAATGAAGAAGTTGATACTAAAGCGTTCAAAGTATTATTAAAACGTGATGTGTTAACAGAATTCGATAGAAATATCGTTAATAAAACTACTGTAATTACAGCTGACCGCCATTATGGTGTTTACTTACAAAATGCTAAAAAAGTTGTTAAAATTACAGTAACTGCTGAACTATAGGAGGTTTTTTCATATGAAATTTTTAGTCAAAAATCCAATTTTCGACACGAAAACATCACAGACTTATCATGCTGGAGAAGTTTTTGATGTTACTGATAAAAGATTAGAAGAAATTAAAGTAGCGTTAGAACAACAAGGCGGCTTTGAATTATATCTTGAAGAATTAACAGAAGGAACTACTTCAGCTAATACTGAAGATGAAAAGGCTAGTAAAACAGAAGTAACAAAAGAATAGGAGGTTTCCTATGCTTAATGAATTAGAACTATTGACTGGAGAAAGTGACGTAAAAGTCCTTTCTCTTCTTTTGTTGAGGGCTAATAATATAGTATTGGCAGAAACTAACAGGAGAGTTCTAACTCCTGAATTAGAACGTATAGCGTTAGAAATAGCGGTAGAAATGTTCAATAAACAAGGTAGTGAGGGCGAAGCGTCAAGAACTGAAGGCGGGATAGCTATTGTTTATCGTGATGGCTTACCCTCACATATCAAAAATACTTTATCTTCTTACAGGTTAGCGAGGTGTTCGGGTCGTGCGTTTGAAAAAGAACAGGCTGAAACCTTACAAGATATTTAAATACGTAGTTAAGACTAATGAAGAAGGGGTACGTTTTAAAGGGTATAAAGAAAATTCATATATTATTAATGCTGAAATATATCCAGCTTCAGGACGTATTCAAGCCCAAGTATATGGTGAAAAATTAAATTATATGTTAAATATGCTAATAGAACGTACTACTGAAATAAATGAGCGTGATGGAATTTGTATCAACAGCGAGACACCTAACTATGAAGTAGTATCTATTAAAAAATATACATTTCATAAATTGGCGGAGTTGAAAAAACTTTGACTGAAATACAAAATGTAAGTAGATTGATTAATAAGATACATAGAATAGGTGGAACAGCAGGAGAACAAATTATAAAAGCTGGAGTCAGTAGAGGAACTAAAATAGTTCAATCTGAAGCTAAATTATTAGTGCCAACTAACTCTGGACGAACTAGAAATAGTATAAGAACAAAGGTTGATGGTTTGAAGGGGTCTGTATACACTAACGAACCATCAGCTGTATTTGTTGAGTTTGGAACAGGTAGTGTAGGGGCTAGTAATCATGGTGGAATAAGTCCAAATGTTAGACCATCTTACAGAAATACTCCTTGGTGGTTTCATGAAAGCATGGTTGAGGGTGGTTACTTATCAGCTTATAATTTTTTCACCATTGATACACCCGTTGGTAAGTTCTATAAGACTGAGGGACAAGCGGCACAACCATTTATGTACCCAGCCTTGAAGAATAATAGAGCCAAAGTTTTAGCTGAGATGGAAAAGTATTTAAGTAGGAAATTGAAGGAGATAACAAAATGATAAATGTTAAACCGTTAATATATAAGGAGTTATCTAAAATAGCGACAAATGTAACGGACACTTACCCAGCTGATTGGGAGACATTCCCTGTTGTAATTTATTTAGAAGAGGAGAATAAACCTCATGAATGGTTAGATAATGGAGTAGAAGAGACTACTTATTTGCGTTACAAAGTCGATATTTTCGATAAGGAAAGTACTTCTAATATAGCCGTAGAAGTAGATAAAGTATTTAGTTCTTTAGGGTTGAAACGAACTATGGCACAAGATATGCCAGACCCAAGTAATTTAAGACATAAAGTTATGAGATTTGAGGGAATATATGATCCTGATACAAATATAGTATATCAATATAGAATGGAGGGCTAATATGTTAGCAAATGGAATTAAATTAGAATACAGTGAATCAACAAGTGGTTATACTCTATTAACAGGGCTTAAAGAAGTACCTGAACTTGGGGTTGAACCTGAGAAAGTAGAAAATACAACACTAGCTGACACTGTAAAACAATATGAGTTAGGTATTGGAGACGCTGGAGAATTAGAATACAAATTCAAGTATGAAAATAAAACAGCAACTTCACCATTTAGAGTGTTACGTAAAGCTATGGATAGTAAGAAAGTTCTTAACTTTAAACAAACATATCCAGATGGAACAACAGTAACATTTAGCGGTCAAGTTTCAGTAAAACTTGGCGGTGGTGGTGTAAATGGTGTTATTGAATTTACACTTAAAGTTGCTTTACAGTCAGACCTAGTATTCGCAGATGCTTCAGTAGTAATGTAAGAAAGGAAATTAACATAGATGACAAAAAAACCATATACAACTTGGAAAGTCGGAAAAGAAGAATATAAACTAAAATTAACAACATCAGCAGTATGTAAACTTGAGGAGAATTTAGGGGTAAATATTGTTAAAATCTTTAATTTTAATGATGACTTCCCGTTACCTCCACTTAAAACTATGTTATACGTGCTTCATGGTGCTATTACAAAATACCAACATGGGTTAAAATTTGATGATGTAATGAATATTTTTGACGAATATTTAGATGAAGGACACGATCAAATGGATTTATTAATGGAAGTATTAATTCCGTTAATGCAAGACTCGGGTTTTATTCCGAAGGAAGAGAAGAAAGCGGAAAAAGTCAAAGTTCTAAAATAATAGAAACTATGACTGAATATATAGGGGAGTTGTACCCTATTGCACTTGATGTAGGGATAACTCCTCCTTTATTTTGGGAATATTCAATACAAGAAATAACAGATATTATTGATAGTAGAAATCGTGTATTAGAATTTAACAGGAAAAATGAATATATCCGTGATTATTATTTAGCTAAAAGTGTTGTTGAATGGTTAGCACCTATGTTGAGTAAAGACGCTAAACCACCCGAATTATGGAATTGTGCTCCTGACTATGTTTTCGAGAAAGAAAAAGAAGAAATCGAGAAAAAACGTGTTGAGTATGAATTAGAATTACATAAGGAACGTATGAGAGAATTTGCAATGAGGTATAATTCTCAACGGGCTAATAATATGTTATAATCTCTAGTAGGAGGTTATGTATTATGAGTAAAGAGAATAATTTTACAATGCCGTTAATGTGTCCGCAATGTAATTCACAAGATATTCAATTTCAATTGGTTAACCATCAAGATTTAAAGCCAAGAGGAAAAAGCTTTCTATGGTGGATAACAATAGGTTGGGTGTGGGTTTTATTTAAATGGGTAGTTTTTTATTTAATAATGGGAATATTTGTAATTCCATTTAAGTTTTTATTGCCGAAAAAATATAAAATACAAAACACAGTTGAAAACTATAAAATTTGTAAACATTGCGGATATCATTGGAAATAATCAAAGTTAAAGTCAATCAATAATGATTGGCTTTTTTATTTTACCTTGAAAGGAGGAGCAAATGGCAACATTAGAAGAATTAAAAGTCGTTATCAACGCTGAATTGAAACCATTTCAACAAAAAATGAAAGAAATGGAGAATACAGTAACTCAATCAACTAATAACGTAAGAAATAAGCTTAGCGGGTTAAAAAATATGTTTTCAAGTTTAGCAAAAATAGCCGCTTTAGGTTACTTAGCGAGAGAGTTATACCAGTTAGGTAAATATTCAGTTCAAACAGCGTTAGAAGTTCAGGCTTCTATGAACCAAATTCAACGACTTATGGGTGAAAGTTCTCAAGCTTTCTTAAAATGGGCTGAAAATAATGCATTAGCTTTTAATATGAGTAAGGCTGAGGCTATAAAATACGGATCAACCTATGGAAATATACTCGCTGGTTTCATTAAAAATCAGGATAAATTAGCAGGTTATACAGCTAAACTGTTAGAAACATCTTCAATCATTGCACAAGGAACAGGGCGAACTATGACTGACGTTATGGAACGTATCCGAAGCGGTTTGCTTGGGAATACTGAAGCTATTGAAGACTTAGGGGTAATGGTTAACGTTAGTATGATTGAAAGTACTGAAGCGTTTAAGAAGTTCGCTAATGGTCAAAGTTGGCAACAATTAGACTTCCAAACACAGCAACAAATAAGGTTGATGGCGATTTTAGAACAAGCAACAAAACGCTATGGAGATACATTACAAGATAACGTTAATAACAGAATATCAACGTTTAAAGCTTTGATGAAAGATTCAGCGTTAAATATCGGTAATGCGTTTTTACCTATAATTAATGCTATTATGCCTATTTTAAATGCTTTTGCTAGTGTTATTCGAACAGCAACGGCGAAGTTGGCCGAATTTATTCAATTACTATTCGATAAGAAAGTAAGTAGTACTGATGGAGTTGCAGGGGCTGTAAATAATGCTACCCAAGGCTTACAAGGTGCAGGGAATGCGGCTGGAGATTTAGCTGATAATTTAGATGACGCTGGCGGAGGTGCTGGCAACCTAGCTGACAATGTAGGAAAAGCAGGTAAAGCCGCTAAAAAAGCAGTAAAAGAATTACGTGGTTTAATGGGGTTTGATGAAATTAACCTATTAAATAAAAAGAATGATGACTCTGATGACGACTCTGGAGGTTCTGGAGGTGGCGGAGGAGGTAAAGGCGGTAAAGGAAAAGGAGCTGGGGGTAAAGATATTTTACCTGATATAGCAATTTCTGATAGAGGTACACAATATAATACTATGTTTGATGGACTTCTTGAGAAACTTAAACCTTTATTAGCTTTTCTTGAACATTTAAAAAACTTGTTTAGCCTTGGTTGGAAACTTACTTTTAGAGAAGAAGGTATTGAGCAACTAAAAAAATCACTTATGGGTATTAAAGAGTCTCTAGAAATAATATTTGGTGATGGTTTAGTTGCACGAACGGCCGGAACGTTCTTAGAAAGATTAGCATTTGCATTAGGACAAACAACAGCGGCGTTAGCTAATGTTGTGTTAGGAATAGCCGTATTTATCGCTGAAAGTCTTAACAAATCGTTGCAAGAAACTAGACTTGACATAAAAAGTTGGCTTATGCGAAGTTTCTTAGAAATGGGAGATATAGTAGGAAGTATTGGTAATATTGCCGCTGATATCTCAAATATTTTCTATGATACTATTACCAGTCAACCTTCAACAGATATTGGAGCTAATATAATTTCGACATTAACTTATGCCACTATGGGTGTTGTTGATGTAGGATTAAAATTAGGTCGTGATATTCTTGCAGGGATAGAAAAAACAATTAGCGAAAATAAAGATAAGGTTACTCAAGCCTTTACTGGAATTCTAGAAGCAATTAAGCCAGTTACAGAAACTATAAAAGATTTTGTAAAAGATGGTTTTGCTATATTTAATAGGGTTTATGATGAACATATTAAGCCGTTTATTGATTCATTCTGGAGTGGTATTTCTAAAATAACAGGTGTTTTAATTGATTCATTCAACAATTACATTAACCCAGTATTGAAAAAATTAGGTGATAAATTCCAAAATACTTATCAAAATTACATCAAACCAGCTATGGAAAGCGTTGGGAAATTGTTAGGTACTGTTTTCGATATCCTTAAAAGACTATGGGAAAATATATTAGTACCGTTTCTTAGCTTTTTAGCCGATAATGTATTTCCAGTAATTGCTCCTATAATCGAAAAAATAGGAACTTTCTTCTTAACTAATATTCAGATGATAATTTCTAAATTTAAGTTAATAGTTGATGTTATCACAGGGGTACTTAAAATTCTCGAAGGTATCTTCAGTGGTGATTGGGCTAAAATTTGGGAAGGTGTGAAAGATATATTTGTTGGTGTTTGGGACTTTATAGTCGGAATTGCTTCAACCGTTTGGGAACAAATTAAAACAGCTGTTGAAACGGGATTTGAGTTGGTGAAAGCTGTTATTAAAGTCATTCTAGACGCTATAGTTTTATATTTCACAATTGGCTTTAATTCTATAAAAGGTGTTTGGGAATTAATTATTAGTTTCTTCCAAGGTTTATGGGATGGAATAGTAACAATATTCTCAGTTGTAGGAACTTGGTTCACAGAACGTTTCAAAGAAGCATGGGACGGTTTAACAAGTATATTTAGCGTAATAGGTCAATGGTTTAGCGAAAGGTGGAATGAAGTTAAAACTATTTTATCTCCACTAGCTGATTGGTTTAGAGAGAAATTCCAAAATGCTTGGGATAATCTGACAAATATATTTAAAATAATAGGTCAATGGTTCAGTGAAAGGTGGACTGAGGTTAAAAATATTCTATCTCCTATAGGTCAATGGTTTAAAGATAAATTCCAACAAGCGTGGGACGGCTTGACAAATATATTTAAGTCATTAGGTTCTTGGTTTGGTGCTAGATGGAACGATGTAACAAATGCACTCAGTAATGTTGCTAGTTGGTTTGGAAATACTTTCACCAGTGCGTATAATGCAGTTAAGAATGCATTTAGTTCTATAGGATCATTCTTCAGCGGTGTATGGTCTACTGTTAAGAATATATTTGTAAATGCTGGTCAAATGGTCGGAAGTGCCGTTGGTGGAGCATTTAGAGGAGCGGTTAATGCTGTATTAGGAACTATTGAGAATATAGTAAATGGATTTATTAATATGATTAATGGTGTAATAGGAGTTATTAACGCATTACCCGGGGTTTCATTAGGATATATCAACGGAATTAGTTTACCAAGGCTTGCTCGTGGTGGTATTGTTGACAGCCCAACAATTGCAATGATTGGGGAAGCTGGTAAAGAAGCGGTTGTACCACTTGAAAATACTGGTTTCTTACAAACAATGGGACGTGTTGTAAGTAGTGCTGTTGCTGATGTAATTGGAAACAACCAACCAACTTCAGGCGGTTTAACTGGTGATATCGTGATCCAGTTAGGTGGCACTGAGTATGCTAGATTTACAATTGATGAAATCAATAAAGAACAGGAAAGAGTAGGTCAAACTCTTATAAAAATTTAGGAGGAACAATAAATGGCAAAGTTAATTATTAATGGAGTAACAATTGTTACTCCTAAATCATTTCAAGTATCTATTCAAGATATCGATGGAGAAACAGGACGTGACGCCAACGGAAATATGGTAAGAGACAGAGTTACGACTAAACGAAAATTAGATTGTGAATGGGGTTTTTTAACTCAATCTGAAATGAGTACTTTATTAAGTAGTGTTACGAGTGAATTTTTTTCAGTTACCTACCCTGACCCTATCATAGGACAAACAACAAAAACATTTTACGTTGGTGATAGAAGTTCACCAGCTTATAGTTTTAGTGAAAAATTTAAACCGTGGAGTGGCTTAAAAATGAATTTCATAGAAAGGTAGATTATTATGTTTAACAACAACACAAGTTATCAAGAGGCGATAAATGCACCCTCAAGACGAATTACTGGGAACGTAACAATAAAAGGTCAGAAATTGTCTGATGATATTTCATCGATAGACTATGTTAGTTCAATTTCCGGGAATACACTTACTATTGGTGCTACAAATGCTTCAACAGTAGATATTAAATTCAAGAGATTAATAGAAGGATTAACAGAGAGGGAGTTAATAAAGGTTTCATTTTCTGTTCAAACATCTAGTGGAATTATTGAAAGACAAATTGGAGAGTTCTTCTTAACTGAAATAAAACTTGATAGAAACAATAAAACAACAACGTTAAAAGCCATTGATAAAATGGCTTTTTTAAATGATAAATACACTTCTACTTTACTTTATCCAACATTAGGTAGAAATATAGTACAAGAGATAGCTAATAGCTGTAATTTGAGGGTTAATAATAATCTAAATATAACAAATTTACCTAGTTTCAGTAAAAAATTAGATAAAGTTACTTATAGAGAAATGTTGGGTTACTTAGCACAAACAGTAGGGGCTTTTGTAATATTTAATAACAATGGTGAATTAGAGTTTAGGAAATTAAATAGAACTCAAAAACAAATCTCAAAAGGTTCATATCTTTTAAAAGGTTTGGAAGTGGACGAGGTAGAATACAGAATTAACGGTATTTCTATCAGTTTAAATAACCAAGAGAAAACAATATTAGCTGTTGGTAGCCCGTTAGGTACACAGGTTAAACTTACTAACCCATTAATGACTCAAGGGTGGTTAAATTCTATCTTCTCAGAGTATTCAAAATTAAGATTCAACCCGTTTAAATTAAATTGGCGTGGTGATCCGTTTGTCGAAGTAGGAGATTGGGTATCTATAGAAATAGCTAACGGCTCTTATCGTGCATTTCCTATCTTAGAATTAAAACTATCTTATAGCGGTGGTTTAAAATCTACTATAGGGGCTAATGTCAAGGGAACTACAACTTCAACGACAGAATATAAAGGAACAGTCGAACGTCAAATTGAGTTTATTAATGCTCGATTGGGGGCTTCAGGTAACTATGTGTATGCTGATACCGTTGAACCAACTAACCCAAAAGAGGGTGATACGTGGTTTAAACCAAACGGGGCATTTACTGATTTATACATATATGAAAATAATCAGTGGGTTTTAAAGACATCAACCGGGAATATTGAAGGGTTAATTACTAAAATCACTGACTCAAGTGTTTCAACCCAAAACTTAGCTGCCGCAATAGCAAAAATCATAGAACTTGACGCTGCTAGAATTACAACTGGTAGTCTTACTTTTGAACAATTAAGCAGTAATACTGTTAGTGAAATAAGAAAAGGTATGGTTAGTGAAACAAAATTTAATAGTTTTGTAAATGATTCTAATGGTTTGCGACAACAAATGAGTTCAGAGATTGAAAGGGTTGTTGAAAGTAAAAAATCAACACTTAAAGGACAAGACGGAACAAGTAGTTATATTCACCGTAAATATAGTGATAATGCTAATGGGACACCTATGAGTGACAACTCTAATCTAAAATATTTAGGTATTTACACTGGATCTAGTGCGACACCACCAACAACTCCAACCTCATATACTTGGAGTAAGATAAAAGGTGAAGATGGTCGTCAAGGAGTGCCGGGTGTTAGAGGTGCTGATGGTAGAACTAGCTATTTACACACCGCATACGCTAATTCACCTACTGGAGATAGAGATTTCAGTACTACTAATAGCAACGGTAAAGAGTACATAGGGACTTATAGCGATTTTGAAATTAATGATAGTAATGATTATCGCCGTTATAAGTGGATGAAAATTAAGGGTGAAAATGGTAGAGATGGTAACAACGGACGAGATGGTGTGGATGGGAAGTCTTTCAACAGAAACTACATTGTCGATAGTGAAAAATTATTAAGTAAACAACATTGGGGAAGTAACAAGTGGGATGAAGTAGTTGAAGATAACACTATTATTCTAACCAAAAAAGATGGAAGTGATAAGACTGGTTTTTGGTTTAATTTAACGGATGTGGTTAAAAATCAATTCCAAAATGAAACCTTAACATGGTCGATTGATATTAAAGCTAGTAGAAATATGACGCTTAACAAAGTAGGGTTTGAGACAAACGGACAAAAGAAAGTTGATATATCAACTAACTGGACGAGAATTTCTCACACTTTCACAAATAGATTTTCAAAATTTTACATGTTTACTTTTAACGAACCTACCTCTAATTTCAACAACGGTGATAAAATTTACATCCGTTTGCCAAAATTAGAAAAAGGAAACATCGCAACAGAATGGACACCAGCTTATGAAGATTTACAAGGTCACACGCTTACCGCTAATCTATGGTTTAGTGGAAATTACATCAATAACGTAACTAAAAATGTTAGGTTAAACTTAGTATTATTTTATGACGGTAAAGAGGTTAGAGACTTTACTACAAATGTAAGTTACACAGGTGGTGGATATGGTTGGCGTTCTCAAGAAAACCTTAGAACACTTAGAGATGGAACTATAGATTATGGTTTTTGGGGTGATGGTGAGAAAAACGGAGAAGCCTTAACCGCAATAGCAACGGTAAATTATAAAGGTTTAGAAATTGTTTCAACCGCAAGATTAGACAACGTGCCAAATGTTGAAGATGTTAAAGAAACGATTAAGAAATTTAAAACTTTTGAAAGTACTTTAGATAGTTTTAAATCTGTAATTGGTGAGATTAAAGGTAAAGAGATAAAGACTATAGTTAATACACCTAATTTATGTACCGAAGATTTTTCAAATAATAAAGATAAAAGAGGTAATGACTTATACTTTAATGTATCACCGTCGTTGAAAGCTAATACTAAATACACAGTTGTAGTTGATGTTAATTTAGAAAAAGTCGAAGTTCACCAAAAAACAAAGGTTTACGGTGCGAAGAGCGGTGGAGGTGAACAATGGTTAAAAAGTGGGCGTAATGTCTGGGTTGTTGATTATGCCACCGAACAAACAAGAGTAAATATATATCCGTTAGGTGAGTTTTCGAAAGTGTTCAACGTCGAAATATACGAAGGTGATTACAGAGAGTTAATAGAGCAAAATAACCGATTCGTTTCAATGGATACAGCTAAGAGGGAACAGTCGGGGTTTTATTCTTATAAAATAAACCATAACGTAAACAACGGAAAAGGTAAGTATTTTTTAGTGAAGTTCGACTTAGCGAGTTTGCCGGCTGATAAATGGTTCGCAAGTGGTGATAACGGAACCCTTGCTCTTTATTCGTGGGGAACTAAACAGTTTACAGAAGAGTTGAAACTAAAAGATAACGAGTATATTTTAAAGGCGCATTTAGATGATACTTTTTATATATTTCATTCTACAAACTCATTAAGATTAATTAACGTTCGTTTATACGAAGTTAGGTTCGGTGTTACATTAGCAACACAAAATTCGTTAATTGATATTAGTAGTATGATAGACCAAAGTAAAGAGGCAGTAACACTTAGCGCTAGAAAGGAAATTGAAGGTAAATTAACTAATTATCCAACTAACGCATACCTTTCAAATAATTTTGCTAATAAACAAGATCTTGAGAATTTAGTGTCTAAATCTGAACTAAAAGTCTTATCAGATAGGATTGAAAGTTCTGTAAATACTGGTAATTTCGGTACTACACTTTCCCAAAATGCTTATTATGTAAAAGTTGCATGGAACGGAATTTCAAATTATGTTCAATTTGAAAACGGCGGATTAAATTTTTATGAAGGTGATAACACACAAAATAATTTACGTGCAAGAATAGATGACGGAAATTATACGTTTTGGCGTGATGGTTATAACCTTGGAAACATGGGGACGGGTTATTACAAATTAGACCCTCAAAAAAAAGGTATACAATTTCACCTAGAGTACGATGGATGGTTTATGGGTTGGGCCTACAAGCAAAAACGAACGGATAATTTTTATACATGGAAATGGTACTATACTTCGGGTTCAGTTGGTGATACTTACGCTGATACACTTAACGCTGGTTGTAACACCAATTTTAGATGGAATGAAATATGGTATTTCAAAACGAAAACATCTTGGTTTAACATTACCGACGGGTTAGACGGTACTATTTCAGTTGTTTCAAACATAGAAAATACCGGGGACGGTGGTATTCGTTGGTGGACTAGAAACTTAACGTTTAAAAACGGAATATTAATCGGAGGATAAAAGAATGAATGAACCTATTGAACTAAAATTTACAAATGCAAAAAATGATATTACAAAATTTATCGAGATTACTGGAAATGAAAATGGTGTCCCACCTTTTGTAATGGTTGGGATTTTATCTCAAATTTTAACCGAATGGCAACGACGTGAACTTATTCAGTTAACGGACGCAATAACTAAACCTAAACCGGAAGGAGAACAAAACAATGTTTAAACTAGCGTGGAAAAATAATTTTGAACTTGGTATCGATAACCCAAAAACAAGGGTTCAGATTACAAATGAGGATATGTCGATTATTATCACTAAAAATTTAGATGGTGACTTTTCAAAACATTCTGATTATGATTTAGTTAATTTAGTATTAGAGAAATTCTATCAAGATACATTCCCTAATCGTGCTGAGAATGAACGATTTAGTAAAGTTGATGAAAAACTTAAAGTACTAGACACTAAATTGGCTGAAATGGATAAGATGAAAAAAGAACTTGAAATTACACAAGGATCACTAATGGATTTAATAACACAAATGGGTGGAAGTTTGGAGGCTGAAAAACATGAAGATAATTCACAACCTAAAAATACAAGTGAAGGAGGTGACAGTAATGATGGCAATGCTATTCGCAATTAACATAGCAAAAGGTAAACGTACGTTTGCACAAGTACCTAATTTCCTTAAAGATAAAGTCAGAGAATGCTTAATTGATATGGAGTTAGAACATTTAGCTAAAGAGGGGGCTTAAAGCCCTCTTTTATTTTGCAAAGAAAGGAGATACAATGCTTGAGAATATTTTATTTATAGTCTCACAAGTATTAACAGTTGTGATTTTACCCGCAGTAAAATGGTGGCTTGATAAGGGCAATAAACAACTTGTGGGGCAAATAGAGAGCTTGAATAATGAGGTTAAGAAGACTCAAGCTCAAGTTGATGAAGTAACACAAATAGGTCTACATAATCGTGATTCGAATAAAAGTATAATGTCGTTTAGGTTGCACAAGGAATTTAGTGAAGCGATAGAGCGTGGATATACTACAAGCGAAGATTTATCAGAATTAAGTGGATTGTATAAAAGTTATCAGGAAATAGGTGGAAATGGGAAGATTGAAGCCTTATACAACAGATATAGAAAGTTACCTATTAGAAAGGAGTAACGGATGAAAAAATTAATTAAATTAGAATTTAACAACACTACAAGGGAACGTAAAACTGAAGATAGCTATTCAGAATTATATTCTCATGATAAAAATAACGGATCATTTGAATTTGAGATTTTAAATGATACACTTACAACTGAACAAGTTACAGCTTTATTCAAATTCACAGAAAGTAATAAAATCTGGAAGACTACTGGGACTGTTGAGGGAAATAAGGTAAGTGTAACGTTTGACACTAGCTTAATTACTCGAAACGAAACTGTAATTTGTTATCTTTATTTCGATGAAGAGCAACGAACTTCTGACACTTTCAGATTTAAGTTTAAAGTTAAAGTATCTGAAATTGACAAAATGAACCGTTACGAAGTTAAGGAACGATTTATCAACAATACTGTTATTGTAGATAGATTAGACGTTGTAACAAAGGATGAATTAAAAGAAGCGTTAAAAAATATTGGTGGAATAGCAACAGAAGGATTACTAACAGAGACTAAGGCTGAAGAATTGTACGCTAAAAAGTCAGAAGCAGTTGATAATACTAATTTTGAATTAGTTAAGAACAGAGTACTAGCTTTAGAATTAAAGACTGATAAAGATACAGTTTATGATGATAGTGAAGTTAAAGAAAGACTTACAACACTTGAGAATAAAGCCCCTGTAGACTTATCTAATTATGCTACTAAAGAAGAACTAAGAAATGTTAGTGGTAGTCAACCATTAGCTGACAACCTTGTGACTAAAGAGGAGTTAGAGAACAAGCATTATATTTCAGATGTTAGTAATTTAGCTACTAAAGAAGAATTAAACGAAGTTAGGAACAGTCAACCAACAGTTGATACTTCAAACCTTGTTACTAAGCAAGAATTGGAGGATAAGCATTTCTTAACGGATCAAGCGTTAAATAATTATGCTTTGAAATCAGAACTATACAACGATAGCGATTTAAAAGCACGTGTTGAGGTGCTAGAACAAAAAACTGATAAAGACACAGTATATGACGACACACCTCTTAAAGAGCGTGTAACAGCTCTTGAGAGCAAAGCTATTGAAGGTGGAGCATACGACGATAAACCTATCAGAGATAGACTGGATGTGTTAGAAGCTAAACACGACAATGACACAATATATGATGACACAGAAGTAAAGCGTAGACTTACTGAACTTGAAAGTAAGCCTGCTGTTGATACTTCTTTTTTTGTTACTGAAGAAAAGTTAGCTAGTAAGAAATATGTTACTGAAGAAGAATTAAATAACAAAGCATATCTAACTCAACAAAATTTAGATAGCTATGCTTTAAAATCTGAAATACCTCAACCATACAATGACAGTCTACTAAATGAACGTGTTACAGCGTTAGAGAGTAAAGCAATTGAGGGCGGTGCATATAATGACACAGATTTAAGAAATCGTGTTATTAACCTTGAAAATAAACCACCTCTCGACACTTCTGAATTCGTAACAAATCAAGTATTAGAAAATAAGCATTACATAACCGAAGAAATATTAAATAACAAAGGTTACGCCAAAACTTCTGAAATTCCGACACCTTACAATGATAGCGAAGTTAAACAACGACTTATTAACCTTGAAAGCATTGATACATCAAAGTTTGTAACTGATGAAAAGTTGGAAAGTAAGGGTTATTTAAAGTCACATCAAGACATCACAGGACTAGCAACTAAAGAAGAATTAGCTAACCTTGTTACTAATGATCAATTAGAAGCTAAACATTACATCACGGGAGCTACATTAGAAAACTACGCTTTAAAATCAGATATTCCTCAGAGATATAACGATACTGAAGTCAAAGAACGTTTAACTGTACTTGAGAACAAGCAAGACAAAGATACAGTTTACAACGACACAGAATTGCGAAATAGAGTTAGTGAACTGGAGCAACGACCTATTGCGACACCGTATAACGACACAGCCTTAAGTGATAGAGTATCAGCACTAGAGAACAAGCAAGATAAAGATACCGTATATAATGATAGTGAGTTAAGACAACGTGTTGAAGTACTTGAAAACAAAGTTGATAAAGACACAATTTACAATGATGAACCTATTAAGGAACGTTTAACGGTTCTTGAAAATAAACCTAATGTTGACTTATCAAACTATGTTACTAATGAACAACTAGAGAATAAGCACTATTTAACACAACATCAAGAACTTACACACCTTGCTACTACTAGCGATTTAGAAGCGTTAAGAAATATTGCTGTTAGTAAAGCTGAATTAAGTAAAAAGGTAGATACAAGTGAATATAATACCTTTAAAGATACTGTTGTTACTAAGTCAGAATTATCTGAGAAAGGCTATATCTCAGACTTATCAAACTATGTAACTAAACAGGAACTACAGGAAGCAACGGAGATTGATTATTCAAATATCGTGACTACAGATGAATTAGAGCCTTATGCTAAAAAATCAGAACTTCCTGCACCATATAATGATAGTGCATTAGTTAGTAGAGTTAGTGCATTAGAAAGCAAGCAAGATAAGGACACAGTATATAATGATACTGAAGTTAAGCAACGTTTAACAGCATTAGAAAATAGACCTAGTGTAAGTGGTGGAACACAAACTCAAGATACGGGGTGGATAACGATAAGCGATAATGAGCCACTTAATAGAAATGTAGTTAAGATAAGACGTATCAACGATATGGTACACGTATCATTGTTAAACCCTTATGATGACAGACTTCAATTAGAATTGGATTCTACAGAATATTCTGTAGTTTTAGCTAATAAAGAAATTACTAAAGGGTTCACACCTTTTAAAAAAATAATCGTTCAAGTTACAGAAGTGGAAGAAGATATGAAAACAACAACCGGTGGAACAAATGTAATAGGTCAAGCGGTTTATAAAATAGAAGATGGTAAAGTTAAATTAAATGTATACGGTGATGCTTTCAGTACCGGTATGCCAAAAGGAGCGCTTATTAACGACTTTTCATATTTCACAGAAGACCCGTTCCCAACAGACTTACATTAAGGAGGATAAAATTTATGGAACAATTAGAAGCTTTAAAACCAGCATTAGTATTTTTAATAGTAACATTACTTGGAATGTTAGGTAAGTTTTTGAAAGAATCAAAATTCTTTCCTAATGAAATGATCCCTAATTTTCTAGGAGTGTTAGGAGGACTGATAGGAATTATCCTATTTAAAGACGCAACAGCAATAACACTTGGAGTTGGTGCTGTTGGTGTACATCAAATTTACAGACAAACTGTAAGGAATAACTCTAAAATTGATAATTCAGAGAAATAGTGATATAATTTAAATATCAATGTCCCCATTCCTTTTAGGCAGTTACGACTGACATGGGGACTCTTTTTGTAGGTATTAATAAAGAGTTGAGAAAAACGCAGAAAAGTTGAGAAAAACGTAGAAGACTAGGTTTATAATCTAGTCTTTTTTATATTAATTAAACAATACGGAGGATAAAAACAATGGCAGAAATTTATAGCGATTTTTTTCAAAACGGAGTATTCTTTACTCCACCTAAAAACGATATACTAGGAGTAGTAATTCACAATGATGGGGGATCACTAAGTGCTAGACAATATGACGGCTTTTTAGTCGATAGAGTAAACAACGGAACATTAGCGAATGGTTTCGCAGCCTACTATGTAGATAGAAATGACGTGTATGTTTTCCAACCATCTAACCGCCAAGAATGGCATACAGCGAACCCTTATGGAAATGGTAATTTCATAGGTTTTGAAGCGTGTCAATCAATGTCCGCTTCTGATAGTGAATTTTTAGCAAATGAAGACGCAACGCTATTACTAGCCGGTCAAGTCTTACAAAGTTATGGCTTACCAATCAACGAAGATACAGTTAAATTACACCATGAATTTAGTGCTACTTCATGCCCTCACAGAAGTATGGAACTTCACGGGAATGGTGGAGCATATAATGGAGCAGGAACTGAAGCCTGTAGACAATATTTCATTAATAGGATTAAACAACTTTTAGCTGGAGATGTGACTGAACCCCCAGTGGTAGAAAAAAGCATATTAGATGAAGATGTTGAACTTGCTAAAAGAGATGAACCATATTACGAAGCTACTGTAAGCATTGATTATATTTTAGAAAGCCAACCAACAGAAGATAGCGAGGATAAGGAATTCGTACCAGCAGGAACAAGAGTACGTGTCTATGAGAAAAAAGACGGTTGGTCTAGAGTGAATTATAAAGATAGTGATCAATGGATTGAAGATGATTATTTAACAGAAGCTAGTGTATTCTAGATTGATTTTAAAATCATTTTGTGCTAATATATAGATATCCTTTCAACCTACAAATAAAAAGGATAAAAACACTTACAAGCCCTCACATTTAGTGGGGGCTATTTTTTTATGCAATTTTTTAAAAAAAGTTTTAAAATATCTATTGACTATATACCTTATATAAGGTATAATTATAAATGTAAGGAAGACATATAAGTTTAAAATAAGGAGGACAAGACAATGACAAAAAAACACATCTTCACAACAGCGCACAAAATTGCAAAAGGTATCGTAAAAGAAGTAGGAAACTATCAAATAGCTTTACAAATGGCTTTAAAAGAAGTTTACAGACAAATTAAAACTTACGATAAAAAACGCTTTGGAACACAAGCTATTTCAAGTGCTATTTACAATTTAGGCACTAGCAAAGAAGATAAAGCTTTTGATAGAGAAAGTGAAAACTATTTATACGGGATTGCTAAATGGTTTTTCCACAAAGAGTTCACAACAAAACAACGTCAAGCATTAATCAAAATTGAAGATGAAGTTATTGTTAAAGAAACTGAAAAAGCTTATAAAATAGCATTCTTTACAGAATACGGACTTTTTGAAAAATGGATACCAAAAAGTTGTTTTAAAAAAGAACATACAAATGTAACATTTGCTTACGAGGAGGTAGCTTAATATTATAGATCAAGCAATTAAAGAAATAGAAGAATTATTCAATAGTGATTTAACAGATTATAGAATTTCAAAAGATACGGGAATAACATTGAGTGCTATTCAAAATTACAGGAACGGTAAGTACGAATTAGAAAATATGACGTTGAAAATCGCAAAAAAATTAATCAAATACAGGGAAGAATTAATTATGATGAAATCAAGGGAATAAAATATTTTAAGTGAGTAATATAAAATAAAGAAAACGAGGTAGAATAAAATGATAAACAAAATAAAAGAATTTGTAGGAAATGAAAATTTTGAAGTTACAATTGAACTAGTTTATACAGACGGAGAATTTCAATCAAGTGTGGATTATTTGAAAACAAGTAATATAAATGAAGCTGTTGGAGATTATAGAACAGTAAATAACGGGTCGTTATTAAGATATTTTGAATGTAATCACTCATTGTTTTTAAAATCTCTTAACAGAAGCATGTTGCATATTGTAACGAAGTATTTAACAGTTAAAACAGAAACAGGACGATTTAAAATAATTGACGAACAACATTTCGACGCAGAAAACTATTAATTTCAACTTGATTTTATAAATTATTCATTGTATAATGAAGTTACATTTTTCCAAGAAGTAGAAGGTTTTTTGAGAGATGTGTAAATTGATTTTAAAAGACAATCTTAAATTAAGGTTGTCTTTTTTTAATATTCATGATATACTTACTTTAGTTTTGTATAATTTAAAATTTACATAGGAGAGATAGTATAAAAACTATCTCTTTTTAATTTTTTACTAAAATTTTTGATCAAACTTTGATTATCGTAAAATCGTATGTTAAAATATATCTAGTTGGTATTACAACCTAAACTTTCTTTTAATAAAAGTTTTTCAAGACGGGACGCTATTTCTTCTTGTAAATATTATTTTTTGGTTAATACGATGTATCATAGTAACAAAATAGCGTCCGCAGTCGGTTTTCCTTCCATAAAATAAAAAGCTGATATTTTTTCAACCTCCTAATGGGGGTTGTTTTTTTATGGGGAAAAAAAAGGGAAAAAGTATCTAAATACTTGCTTTTTAACAAAAAACTTAAAAAATACCGAGATACTTTTTAAATTACCTTAAATGTGCTATAATATATTGGTAAATATACATTTTATACTTGAAATATATTTTTTTATACTTCAAATTTAGATAAAAGTGTATAAATAGTTATATTTGTCAAAATAATATATAACTAAGGAGAAAAGAATCTTGAAAACTTTTATTTTAAGTTTA